GGTCAGGGAGATGCACAGCATGTGCATCTCCCGGGGTGGCGTGTTGACCACCCTGAGATCTGAACAAGATCTCCCAGGCTCAATTAAGAGCCTAGAGACAGCATGTCTCTAGTCCAGGGATCCCCTAATAAGGGGGTACCCACCTCGTTTTGATGTAGACGTTACGAGGACGTCCAGCACGTTCCAAGTGACTCTCATCAAACGAAGGGCGAACCCCTCGCTTAAGAAAGTACTTGAGGAGGGCACCGGAACCGTCAAGAGAATCTCTTGGTGATTTCGATGACAAAACATGGGCCTTAACCAAAGGCCTATGTAAGTGTTCGTCTTCTTTCTCAGAAACATAACCAAGAAAGGAGTGACGACCCAACGCTGAGCTGGTTGGTTCAACACATGGGAAATACTGAAGAATCCCGTGTATCTTACCATCTAGCCACGAAGCCGTAGCCCAGTTACCAGTCATATAAAACTGGTTCCTGAGTTCGACTAGTGACACCACCTCAGCAGCGCACTGCCGATGTGAAGGAAATTCACGACGGACCTTGACAATGGAAACGTCATGGCCGTTATAGAACTCCTTCCCGCAAGACTCTCGGAACAAACCGTTCCAGAAAGACTTGCTGCGACCAACACGGGCACCGAAGTGCTCGAGAAGGTCGACAACGGTATGCACATACTCTACGGGGATGATAATATCATCACCGTAGATACGCACCTGTCCAAGAAAGGAGAGAATTTCCTCTTTCTTGGCAAACCGGTGTCCTTGCTCTTTCTCAATCCCAAGGAAGCAAATAGTCAAAAAGACCATAGCCTCAATGGGAAAGCAAAGAGCAGAACCCATAGACGCGAACTTGGAAAGGGATATGATCCCATTTCCAGGAACAGAGGCCCGTTGAGACCGACATGCGAAAATACCCTCTCGTGAGAGACGGTTATTAGGCATGAGAGCTTCAACGAGCTTAGAAGACACTCTATCGGAAGCCTCACTAAGATCTAGTGTGGCAAGGTCCCCAGAAAGGGAACCTGACTTGGCCAAAAGCTGGTTAGGCTCCTGGGAACGAGTCCCGATAAAACCATCCAGGAATCCTGAATGGATATTATGCATGATAGCCTCAAGTATCCCCTGCTGTACGTACTGTAGAGCAGTGGGCTCGATGGCAATTATGCGAGGTGTCTTCTGCGTCTTAGGAACAGAGATAACCCGAGAGGGTAACTCTGAACCGGGTTCCCGGAGGTCGATACCGTCTAAATCCTCATCCTGGAAAAGAAACCGGGGTGAGGGGTAGAGAAAATCTCCAACATGGAAGATCTCCTCAAGACGGGTGGTCCAGTACCGGCTTTGATACTTACCATTACTGGTGAGTCTCTCTGCAACGGCACCAGGACCATGTTTAGGGACAATTTCACGGTTCCAGATCTTACGATCTAGTTCCGAGAAGAGGTCCGAAAACAAGAGTTGAGCCATTCGACTGAATTCTGAGAAATCAGAATCCGGAAGACATGACGCAACTAACTCAACCTCCGCATCACATTGGACATAGTCTAACATGGCTTTGCGCTCCCTCTCGGGAGTACAAGGCAAAAGGATCTTGCTGAAGATCAAAGTCAATTGTCTTACAGCATAGATACTTTCTATGTCAGGCTCATCCAAAAGGACACCAGTACCATGGTCGAACACCTGTTCTGTGAAACCTCTCAAAAAAGAGGGGAGACACGATCCTACCTTCTTAAAAGAAGAAAAGGATTTGGGAACAACGAACCCTTGGTCAAGACAATACTGAAAGTCTTTTCCAAAGGTTGGAAGGGTAATCGTCAGAAACGATATACCCTCGTGTTCGGACCGAACAAGGACGGTATTAATGTCCTTGGTGGTGCTAGTGCTACATCTACTAGCCATTTCATTGGCTAGCACATTCCAGAGTGTCGTCAGGCTTTTCATAATGCCTCCGAATAGAGGTTATTATCCTTAGCCTGTCGCACTGAAGGGAGAACATCCACCGGCTACCACGCCGGTTGGTCATCTTAGAGATGGTCAAGGATGTTCAGGCCTATGAAAAGCCCGCCCAGGATCGCGATAACCGCGACGATAAGAATAACCGTCACGGCATGTTGAGTTCCGGACGTTGCGTGGTTATAATCATAATCACCGCGCATAACTACCTACCTCCTTTCGAGGTACTCTACCACTTCTTCAAGAAAAAGAAGAAGTGAAGATAACATACGACTGAAATGACTGCTGAAACTCATAGAGTTAAAGCAGAAGGTAAAGGGAAACGAGATTAACTCTCGCTACCAAGAACCTTTTCAGTCACCGAGTATGACGAAGCCGACAAGAGGCCGACAAGCCCCTTGACGAGTTTCGTCATTTCGGCTACAGAGAAACCATTAACAGGACGGTCAATGACGAGATAAACACTCGCAGAGACAGCCTGTTTTTTGGATTCTTCATAGATGTTGGTAGCTAGCTTTTCAACGTCGATACGCACCAGATGACGCTTCCTGCTAGAGTTGGTCTCCGTCGTAGACAGAGTCAACCTATGCAGGCCGTCAGAGGTTTCATAGACGGAACTCTTGACACCCGATGTTACTCGGTGTGCTTCGATTTCCGTTTCTGTCTCCTCTTTGAATTTCTGGGGATCGGTCAGTGCCATAGGCACACTCCTTTGGTAATGGTGGCGATACCACCCATTATTTGTGTAGTAGTGACAACTACTACAACAACCGGGTGATACCGATTGCTGCAGTTATGGCAAGCTGGGTAGGTGACAAATCCTCCCAACCAATACCAAACCCGAAGGGGTTAGCGGGGGCCCTGCGTTTGGTGATATATCTCTCACCACTACGACAAGGTCCTATCTGTTTTAGGGCCAACTGTTGTTTATCATTAATATGATAACGCCAGTGAGGCCCGTATTCAGTATACGATTCACTGATGGTTTCTTCCATCATGTAACCGTACCGCATCACAAGACCGGCGAGCGCGAAGTTAGTGACGTTATGAATAACGTCACCAGTGTTCGAAAACCAATCGACGGCCCAACTCCACGGAGTCAAATCCCAGAGAACATCTGGGGAAAGAGCTAGTCCAAAGACTGCGTCGGCCTCTGAGCCGAAGCCTATAGCGCGCCCAAAGCTGTCAGTTTTGGACGGACCGCCATAGGTAAAGCAGCCCTCAAACCATCTCTTTCGCGTATTAACTACGCGGTTGATCCGTGTTGCCGCAGGATGTCCAGAATCACTGTACTGCCAACGAGAACCGTTAGCAGGACCTTCATTCGGACTAGAGGGAGAAAGTTCTTCCTCATATGCGGTATCCTCTGAATCAAAATCGAACCGTCTATGTACGTTACTACCTTCATTGTGACGATAATTTTGCATTATGTCACGATGGTGTCTGGCGGCGTCCACTACGTTTGTGACTTCACGACGTAGAGGATCCCAACCAAACTGGTAGTTAAGGTACTCCGAGCCTGCAGCACGCAGGATTTCGGTTCGCTTCTTCCAAGACTGGATGCCCGGGAGGGATGGAATACCCTCTCTGACACTTTCAGCCAGGGTTGAAGCGAGATTGGCGGTAGGATTAGTTGGCGCGCACTGAGCAATCGCAGTTGCACCATCAGCATCCAACGATGAAGGATCGAAGGATGTCGGTGGGTAACTTTGATGGCTCTGTACGCCGGAAGGGTTGAGGATATATGTACCCCACACAGGACCCGAATAACGGGTTTCTGCGTATTGGTCCACAATATCACCAGCCTCCACGGGGTCGACAAAGACCTCGTGATGGGTCACACAAAATGGCCCACCCGATTCCCGTAAACCCGTTTTCGGGTTAACAGGATTGCCAGATGACACCAATAATGTTGATGTCGACACTCCATAGTCCACATCCATCGGACCGACTCCAACAGGTTTTCCGTTGGAGACGAGGGTAAAACCCGGACAGTGAATTGAAACATTCTCTGTTCTCGATCGAGGGACTATGGAGGTCATCAGAGGGAATTCCCTTCTTGGAAAGAATGGATTACTCCATTCAGTGGATAATGCACAGCATGGCCTTGTCGTGAGACAAG